TGCATGTATTAAGGCTCCAGGGTTTGGCGAAAAAAGAAATGATATATTAGAAGATATAGCAATCATAACTGGTGCAACAGTTGTATCTCCAACCAAGGGTATGAAATTGGATAAAACATTTGATTCATCTTGGTTTGGAACATGTAAAACTATAACGTCCAACAATAAACAAACAATTATCGTCGATGGCAATGGAACATCAGAAGCTATTACGGCCAGAGTTGAAGAAATAAAATCTCAAATAGATATTTCAGATAACGACTATGAAGTTGAAGGCATGCAAGAAAGATTAGGTAAACTATCAGGTGGAGTTGCACTAATGAAAATTGGAGCAGAATCAGAATTAGCATTGAAAGAGAAAAAAGACAGAGTAGAAGATGCACTGGCAGCGACTAGAGCAGCAGTAGACGAAGGTATTATTCCAGGTGGAGGTATGGCATTACGAAGAATTTCAATTGAACATTTAGACGTTGATATTGAAAATGCTGACCAAGATTTAGGTGTAGGAATAGTTCAAGCAGCATGCCAATCTCCATTCAATAAAATAATGGAAAATGCAGGATTAACACCAGAAGTTATTTGGAACAAATTAGATAGGGACAATAAGTCTGAAGGTTTCGATGCAAGGTCTGAGAAAATTGTAGATATGTATGAAGCTGGAATTATCGATCCAACAAAGGTTACAAGGGTAGCACTAGAAAAAGCAGCATCAGTTGCTGGAACAATGTTAATAACGGAATGCGTTGTTTCTAAAATTAAACAAGAAAAAGAACCAGTTAATCCGATGGCTGGAATGGGAATGTAATGAAAAAATTATTATTAGCAGTACTAGTCTCGCTTGGACTACAAACACAAGCACAAATCAACTATTGTGATTCATTATCATATTCAGTTGTACCAGGAACTCAATTATTAACTACAATAGGAGATGCATCGCCATTTATTAACATGGTAGATTCTATAGTATGGAGTTGGCAAGCATGTAACGCAACAATGTGTTATTCAGGATCAGGTGATACAGCATACTTTGGACAAATACTAACAACAGATACAGTTAAAGTATGTTATGATGCTTACATATATCTTATGGGAGCAACTTATATTTGTACAGATTGTGATTCATTAGTATATGATGGATTTTCTTATTCATGGGTGTTAATGAATATGGGTAATCCAACAGGAATAACAGATTTAGAAGTGAGCAATATTAACGATGGAAGAATATATGATTTACTAGGTAGAGAATTAACTGAAGCACCAATTGGAACAATGTACATTAGAAACAATAAGAAATATATAAGAGTAAAATAATGGGAAAAGAAATACAAATGAATCCAAATGAAAACGCACAAGTAAGTATCAATCCAAATGATTTAGAAGACGTACTATGTGAAAAATGTGAATGCCAATCCTTTGACATGGCCTTCTTATTCAAAAAAATATCAGCAGTTCTATCTCCATCTGGAAAAGAATCGTTAATACCAATCCAAGTTTATAAGTGTACAGAATGTGGACATATAAATGATGGTTTTATGCCAAAAGCCAATCCTGATGCCTAAAAACGATGTTATAAAACATCCTGAACATTATACCAAGGGAATTGAGATGTGGGACTATGCATTTTCTCAAGAATTAGATTTTTTTGAGGGAAATGTTATTAAATATGTGACAAGATGGAGACATAAAAATGGAATGGAAGATTTACTAAAAGCAAAACAATACTTAGATAAACTTATTGAAAATAACACTAAATAGATTTTCATAAGTCGTAAAAATTGATTATATTATAATATGCAAGCAAAAACACCGAGAGATTTAGCCATAAAGGCAAGAATGATGGGTAAGAAAACAATATCTTACTCACAATTTGGAACATACAACAACTGCCCACATTCATGGAAATTACAGAGAATAGATGGCCACAAGAGGTTCGAACCAAATATGTTCTTAGTATTTGGAACAGCTTTCCACGAGACCTTACAATTCTATCTACATACAATGTATACAGAAACAGCCGTTGCAGCAGACAAATTAGATTTGGCACAAATGTTAAAGGATAATATGTCAAAAGATTATGCTGAAAGAATAGCAGAAATTGATGGAAAACATTTCACATGTAAAGAAGAAATGGCTGAGTTTTATACAGAAGGCGTTGCAATATTAGACTACTTTAAGAAAAATAGAGGAGCTTACTTTTCTAAGAAATATACTGAATTAGTTGGAGTTGAAATGCCTATATTTAGTGAAGTGGAATATAATGACAATATAATGTTTATGGGTTTCATGGACTTAGTAATGAAAGAGCATGATAAAATAAAGATTATTGACATTAAAACGTCATTCATGGGTTGGAAAGAAAAGAAGAAAAAGAAAGAAGGAAACCAACTTAGACTGTATAAGAAATATTTTTCTCAACAATATGAAGTAGATGTTAAAGATATAGAGGTTGAATACTTTATTGTAAAGAGACGGTTATATGAGAATTGCGATTTTCCTCAAAAAAGAATACAAATATACAGACCTTCTTCTGGGAAACCATCAGTTAACAAGGTAGATAAAATGCTAAAGGAATTCGTAGACAATGCATTCAACGCAGACGGATCATATAATAAAACAGCCAATTATCCTGCATATAAGAATGATTGTACATATTGTCCGTTCAAAAAAGAACATGACCTATGTCCTCCAAAAATGAGGGTTATAAAATGTATCTAAAGAGAATGTCTGATTATGTGGGAAATACACCTCTTATACCTATTAAGTTAGGAAAATACACTGTTTGGGGTAAATGTGAATTTATGAATCCAGGTGGCAGTGTTAAAGATAGAATGGCAACATACATACTCAATGACGCACACAAACAGGGCAAAATATCCCCTGGAGACACTTTGATAGAAGCAACTTCAGGTAATACTGGAATAGCCTTTGCTATGTTGGCTGCAGAGAGAGGTTATAATATGAAAATTGTTATGCCATCAAACATGAGTGAAGAACGAAAACAAATGTTAAAGTTTTATGGAGCAGAACTAATTGAAGTAGATGCTGGAGATTTTGACGGTGCAATAGCAATGAGAGACGGACTTGCAGATATAAATGGATGGTTTAATTGTAATCAGTTTCATAATGAGTTAAACATAGAAGTACACTATAAGACTACAGGTCCCGAAATACATGATGAATATTGGAATAGGACAACAGCCTGGCCTGAAGCATTTGTTGCAGGAACAGGTACAGGTGGTACCATCATGGGAGCTGGAAAGTATCTACAAGAGCAGGTACCAGGAATGAAGTTAATAGCAGTTGAACCTGAAGAAAGTGCAGTAATGGGTGGAGGATGTCCAGGTTTACACGGAATACAGGGAATTGGTGATGGGAGTAAGTTTTTAGTAGACCTTAATAAGATAGCTGAAATAATACCAATATCGACTAACTGTGCAAAAGCCACTGCTAGACAGTTAGCAAAGAAATATGGATTATTTGTTGGAATATCTGCAGGTGCAAATGTAATGGCAGCATTCCAATGGATGAGGGATAATAATGCAAATAATGCGATAACAATACTCTGCGATAGGGGTGAAAGATATTTGAGTTGCTTATGAAAATAGAAGAAAAAGAACAGCATGTATTGATTGCCACAAGAGTATCTCCTGGAGATAGATGGGAATTAGTTGGAGGAGATGGAACAATATATGAACCATTAACAGATGCGTTGGAGGCATATATGAGACTTGAAAAATTCAAGGGAGAGTACAGGTTGGATCCAATTGGAAGTAAACTATATGCAATTAAAACACAACAAGTTCAGATAGAACAAAAAACATATTCATTATATGGAGAGTAAATTGAACATAGGAATAATAGGTAGTAGGTTTTATAGAGACCATAAAAAAATTAAAGATACTATTTTCAAGTTGGTTCAAAAATACGGCGAAACGTTAACAATTGTTTCTGGTGGATGTAATGCGGGAGCAGATAAGTTTGCTAAGAAGTTTGCATTGGAATTGGGATGTGGCTATAGAGAATATAACCCATCCCATA